CCTTCATGATGTGGTCCTTTGCTGCTGACTGCATTTTGTCGGCTGCAATAGAAAACAGGGTGTTTGCTAACATGCTGAGAATCGGTGCCATTATGCTTCCTTTTCTTGGTTGGGTGCGGTGATGTCCACACGCTGTTCAAATGATGTGGGGCCATTAGCAGCCCCCTCTTTCGAGTCTTCAGACTTGTTCATATCACTGGAGGCATCCCCAAAATAGAAGGCTCCCAATTGTGCTAGAATGACGGTGAGACTACCCACCATTACCTGGGTCAAACTGGAGATTTTGTCCGACATCTCACCCTCAAAAACGAACAAGAAGTATATCGTTGCGGAGTAAACCCCAAGGACCAGGATGGCAAGTAGGAACCTAAATCTTGCCCGTGACAATTGGATGCGGTCTGTGACTGTCATCCCGTTGCCGTTCTTGGACTTTACGGGAGGATCCGTCCTATGAATTTTTTCAATCGTTTCAGCCATTTCTTCATGCTTTCATCTTGGTGAAAATGAAATCCTTCAATCCCTCTGTTTCTCTCTCCAGGTTGCCCATCCTGGCATCTAAGGAGGAGAGGTGAGTCTTGACCTCGATGAGGTTGTCCTGGGATCGGGTCACAAGGGTCTCGAACTTCTCCTGGAGCTTCAGCCTGTCTTGTCTGGCCTGCCCCTCCATCTTGTAAAAGTATATTCCCAGAACGATTAGCATGGCCCCTAGAACCCCCTGCTCAAGGAAGATGTTGATGAGCATGTCAGTCACATTGCCTGCCGTGGGTGCAGGTTGTGTGGGATAGGTATCCATGATGTGATGGCCTCCTGCATAGACTGCAAAGGGCATCAAAATCATCGATAAAAAACATGTGAATCGATTTGCAAAAGCCTTCGCTTTTCTTGTGACCATCTTGGCCATATTTCCATCCAGGATGCGTGATAATAAAGTGCCCCGTCTGTCAGGTCTGGAATCCAGTCTTTGGTCAGAAGGAGCCATTCTGATAGCCTTAATGCTTTCTCGTAGGCCTTCGGTTCCCTGGGAACGTCACTCCGCCCATCACAGTAGAAACTGAACTGGCACCTGTCCTTAACGGGGAGGCCTTTGACGTGCCTGCCCTCCTTAACCACTCCACAGACGGAGCCTGGGAAGCGAGGATGCTGGGCCCGGTTGAGGATTGTCTGGCCGACTGCAATCTGCCCTGCCGTGCTTTCACTTTTGCTCTCCCAATATATTGCTGTGGCCATGCACTCCAGAGAGTCCGAATCCACCAAGGATCTGACTGCCTGAAGAGAGGTCAAACTGATGAAGAGCAGAATCCCTGCTGATGTGATTAGTTTGGTAAATATAAGCCATTTAATTGTTACAGTTTAATGCCTTTAATTGATCCGTTGTAGAGCAGGAATCCGCTTGATTAGTAATGTCCCGAAGTCTGTTTTTTTCTGCCACTATTTCAGAAGTATCTTCACCTGCTTCTTGTGCCTGCAAAAACAAAATATCCTGTGCTTCTAACAGAGGTTTTCTTTCCTGCCTTAATCTTTCTTTGGTGATATTTTTAGCTTTTTCTATGTTGATCGTGATCATGTTTCCTCTGGTGGAGAATAGTCAGGATGTTGTGGATCACTTAAAAACATATGATGCTCACCACCTACCCCATCGTTTAAATCTGATTCGTTCACTTCCCACGCACCCATAAATGTAAGATCGTCTGGTAGATCATCAGTTGTGATGATTTTATAGGGTCTCCCGTGCGGGACATCTTTTTCAGCAATTTCTTGAATTGTGTGTTCCAAAAGACAATTTTCAGATGGAATTAGAAATGTAATTGTGCCATCTGTGTCTGTATAAAGAATTCTTCTTTTTTCCATTTTATCTCACTACTTGAGCGCAAATAATTCCAGGGTTTATAAGGTCACTTGCTGTATTAAAGGCGTAAACTTTAAATAAAGACGTTGAAAGGGCTGTACTTTTTTCTAACACAATAGTCCCATCGGAACTACCATCACCGCTTTGTCGTTGCATTGTCAGGTTTACCGAATAATCATCATTTGGCATGGGAGGGGAAAAATTAAACGTGTAAAGTTGACCACTAACGCCAACGCTTGAAAATCCAGCATCTGCGTTAATCGTGCCTGATCCTGCAACATTAACCCAAGCCCTAACAGCATAGATGCCAGGATTGCCAGAGGCATTAAGTGCGGTTTTTACTGCTGGAAGATTTGCTGAAGCCGTTGCGCTTGTGCCGATTTCTCCGTTAAATGATGCGTTTGGTGTGGTTATGGAGTCCCCTGCAAGCCGTAAAGTCTCCTTTGAAGTTCCTGCCCCGTAAGTAAAAAAACGGATCTGTGAATCTTCTGAACCATCAGAGACATCAGTCAGTTCTGTGTAAATAATTCCATAATCGATGTCCTCTGCTGCATCATTTTTCCCCCGTATATCGATTCTTGCCAAAAGATCATTATCGGCTGGACTAGCAGAATTCCTGTATAAAACTAAATCTGGAGCAGAAGCAGCCCCGGTATTAGTGTTTTCAATAAGCACCTGATCAGTATCATCATCCCCCTTTATATGTAACTGATTCTCAGGTGCTGCGGTTCCCAACCCAACCCTGTTGTTTGAGGCATCAATTGAAAGCGTGTTAGAATCAATGTTAAGAGCATCAACTGCGTTGTTTAGCGTAACATCAACTGTTTGAGCGGAGAGGTCTATGGTTCCACAATTAACATCAACTTGGCCACTTGTATCAAACTCAATACGTTTTGTCCCATTAGTTGAAATTTCTAAATTGCCAACTGAATTTACGTCCAGACCATCATTCCCATTATTTAATCGAACATTTCCGTATTGGGTTGATCCTGATCCATTATAAAATGATAAGAATTCTGCATCCCCACCTGAATTTTGAATTTTCACTGAAGGGTTTGCGACATCATTACTGCTATGGGTAATTTGAGCAGAACTTGAAATCACAGTTTTTCCAGTTCCTTTTGCAGTTACATTCAGGTCAATGTTGGTGTCATCCCCCTTGGCCTCAATGGTAGGTCCGTTCCCGGTGGCAGCATTGGTGATCCCGATGTGGTTGACCGCAGACCCGGTGGCCGTGAAGTCGATTAGTTCATTCTCGTTCGCATCTGCAATCTGGTCAGAGAGGGCATTGACTGCCGAGACGATCTCATCGAGGTCCGTATTGATATAGTTTCCCCATTGATTATTGTCACCTCCATCCTGAGGCTTCTGGAGAGTCTTTGAGGATCCTGCGGTTGCAGAATAGGTGTAAAAGGGATTGGTATTCGTAGCCATTTTATCGGTAGTAAATCGGGTTACTCACGGGGCCTGAGAAGTATGGCCTTTTGATGCTCATATTGAGTGCCGTGCCTGGGTTCTCACCTCTCTCGTCATAGATCACCAGTTGCTGCATCCTCTCCTCTGTGAGTGCCTTCCACACGGCAATCCTGGGGTCATCGATCAGATAGGGTGCAGAGTGAACCAGAGAGCCGTAGAGATAGAGATCCGGGTGACTGGTCAGGAGGAAGTTAGTGGTGTTGGAATCGGAGAGTGCAGGAATCTTTTTGTAGTAGGTGATTTCCACTGAGTAATCCCCGTCTGGCACCGGGCCCAGTTCCAACTCAAATCCGATCAACCCGTAGCAGATAGGCCTCCCGGTGGCCCCTGCTCTTTGGAATCTGAACTCATCCATAGCCTGGGGGGTCTTAAACTCCAGAACAATCGGTCCCCCTGAGGTTGGTTCCAGGGTGATGTTCTTCAGTTCCAGATAGTCGGTGAGATCACTGGAAAGGTCGGTATATTGGGAATTCACTGTGATGGTGGATCTGGTCACCATCGACCTCACCCGGAGCCTTCGGTTGAACTCTGCCTCTGCCAACTCGATGAACTTCTCAATGACAGTGGACCCGTCTGACTGGTCTGTGGCCAGGTCAGATCGGTTCAGGAAATCACCAATTGAGGCCTTTAGATTTGCATAGTTTGATATGGCCATCAGGCTGCCTTTTTAGCAGGTGCTTTGTATTCCTCCATCCGGGCCTTGAGCTTTTTGATCAAAGGCTCGAACTCATTATCCTTCCATTTGATATAGGCCTGGCCTTCGTTCTCTCCGACCTTCCG